TGTAGTTAGAGGTAATACTAATTCAGGTGCAATAGTATTTAATTGTGAAAGCAACAGTCATGGTCAAAAAGTTTATGGACAACCTCACTCAGCAGGAGTTACTAATACTTTAATGCTACCTGCAGGTGCTAATTCAACATTAGTATCTCTTGTATCTACAGATACTCTTACTAATAAAACATTAACCTCGCCTAAAATTAATGAAGATGTAGTAGTTTCTGCAACGGCTACCGAGCTTAATCTTCTTGATGGTGTAACAGCTACTACAGCCGAACTCAACATTCTTGACGGTGTAACATCAACCGCTGCAGAACTTAATATACTTGATGGTGTAACTAGCACTGCTGCTGAGTTAAATATTTTAGATGGCGTAACAAGCACTGCAGCAGAAATAAATACATTAGACGGTATTACTGCTGTAGTTGGAGAACTTAATGCGCTTGATCTAGGTACAACAGCTATTGGTACAGCCATTGCTTCTAAAGCTGTTGTACTTGATGCTAACAAAGATTATTCAGGTTTAAGAAATTTAACTATTACTGGCGAGTTAGATGCAGGATCATTAGATGTATCAGGAGATGTTGATGTTGATGGCACATTAGAGACTGATGCATTATCTATAAATGGTACAGCTGTAACAAGCACTGCAGCAGAACTTAATATACTTGATGGTGTAACAAGCACTGCAGCAGAGTTAAATATACTTGACGGAGTTACAAGTACTGCAGCAGAACTTAATATACTTGATGGTGTAACAAGTACGGCAACTGAATTAAATTTAGTAGATGGAGTTACAGGTACTACAGGCACTGGTAATATGGCGTTAAGCACTAGTGCAGCACTTACAACCCCTAAAGTTACTACTGGTATACAAGATTCAGGTGCTAACCTAGTTATTCCTTTTGATAATAATCAGTATTTTTCTGGTACATTTTCTGATAAAGTTGTAGCTATAGGAAACACTGGTACATCACAAACAATAGATTTAAATGACGGTAATTTATTTACTGCCACACTTAATGGTAATTGTACTTTTACTTTAGCTACTCCTAATGGTGTAAGCAATAGAGCTAGTTCATTTACTTTAGTACTAACAAATGATAGTACTGCTAATAGAACTGTAGCTTTGGCTGGAGGAACTTTTAAGTATCCGGGAGGATCTATTAGTCGAACTACTGCAGCTAGTAAAACTGATATATGGTTCTTTTTTACACCTGATGGTGGTACTACATATTATGTTACAATTCCTGCCAAAGATTTAAGTTAATAGGAGATTTAAAATGGCGTTAACAACAGATCAACAATCCCAAGTAGAAATGCACATTGCTATGGAAACAGGGAGAAACACAGCTAATGCAGCTAATGTATCAAAAGCAAATAAATTAGAAACATTGCGTATGGCTAAAGAAATTTTAGTTGAAAATCGTCGTACTCAAGCAGCTGTTGATGCTACTGCAATTACTTCAGATGCAGTAACTAAATTAGCAGGTGAATTAAATACGTATATAAATAATTAATGGACGCTTACTCTTACTTCCCTTCTCTTATTTATCGAGAAGAACGTGTGGAGTGGGTAAAAGAAACACTAAAACATACTCAACAATATTATGAGCAAATGGAGCCTTCGATAGTTAAACAAACTAGTCCTATGGCGAATGACCCTGACCTTGGGTATTTAGCGTCTTACTTTAAAGATAAAGGCGTTAGTATTTTAAAGGAACAAGGTTATTTTACAGATGAACATGAGTTTTATTTATCAGGTATGTGGGGACAGGAGTTTGCTTGTACTGGGAGCAACTTCTTGCACGTTCATGCAAACAGTCAGATTTCAGGTTTTTATTTTTTAGAAACACCAGAAGGAGGATCGTATCCTATTTTTGATGACCCTAGACCCGGAAAAAAAATGACGGATCTGTGGCCTTCGCCAAGCGAAGAAATTACGTTAGCAACACCTCAAGTACACTTTAATAACATTAAGCCCGGTACCATGATGTTTTTTAATAGCTGGTTGCCTCACATGATTACGCCCAATCAGGTCCAAACGCCAACAAAGTTTATTCACTTTGTACTATCTTGTAATAAGAGGTTTGTTTAATGGAACACTTAGTGACTCCTTACACTAAACGAATAGAACCTTTTGCTTGGTGGGAGGGTGCTTTTAACGAAGAACAATTGAACTGGTTACAGGATCAAACAAAGAAAGCCTCACAAAAAGCGTTAGTAGGAGGTCAAAAACTCGGAGAAACTATTTCTGAAATAAGAAGATCAAAACTCAATTGGTTAAGTAAAAACAACGAAAATTCTTGGGTTTTTGAAAATTTAGCTCATGTTGTTTCAAGTTTAAATGCAAGTTTTTTTAGGTTTGATTTGACAGGTTTTGGTGAAAAACTTCAGCTTACTAATTACAACGAGTCAGAGCAAGGAATGTACACATGGCATCAAGACTTTGGCAATGAGGGACCATCCCGAAAACTATCTTTGGTTTTACAACTTTCAGAGCCAGACGATTACGAAGGAGGAGAGTTGCAATTATTAAATTCTAAAACACCAACTTGTATTGAAAAGAAGCGTGGTCTTATTACTGTATTTCCTTCATGGACTTTGCATCAAGTAACTCCTGTTACAAAAGGAAATCGTCAAACATTAGTAACATGGGTATCAGGGACACCTTTTAAATGAACATTAAATATAAAGATTTTATAGGTACTTTCCCAAACGTTTATCCTGAAGGATATTGTCAACATTTAATTTTGGAATTTAAAAAAAATAAAAAGTATGGAGCAAGAACTCGACAAGAAGAAAACGGCATTTCTAAACATTATAAAGAAGATAGTTTTATGTCTTTAAGCCTAATGTCTGGTTTTGAAAACTTTAAAAATAATCCATTTGACATAATTTTTTTTGAAGGTTTACAAAGATGTTTTGATTTGTATTCAGAACAATTTTCTTATCTTAAAGATGTAAAGTTATCTTGCAATAATATAAAAATACAAGAAATTTCTTCAGGAAACGGTTATCACGTATGGCACTCTGAACAAGCAAACGGTCCTTGGGATTCAAGAAGAGCGGTAGTTTATATGTTGTATTTAAATACTCTTCCTGAAGATGCTAATGGGGAAACTGAATTTTTATATCAACAGCGTAGAATAAGACCTGTTGAAAATACTATGGTTTTATGGCCTGCCGGGTACACACATATGCACCGAGGGAACCCTGTGTACGGTGATAATACAAAATACATTGCAACAGGATGGTTTCTTCTTGATTAATAAATTTAAAGACTTTGGGTTTGTTAAAGTGTCAGAATTTATAGATCAACAATCTATAAGCATAATATCTCAGTATTTTGAAAATAAAATAAAACGAGGCGAGTGGTTAGCTAAAGAAATAATTTCTGCTGGTGATTCTAGTAAATTTAGTTATTACGCAGATCCTTTAATAGAAACAATTCTTAAAGAATATTTGCCTCTAGTAGAAGAGCATACAGGACTGAACTTAGAACCTACTTATTCATTTAGTAGGGTTTATCAAGAAGGTGAAGAGCTACAACCTCACACAGATAGACCTTCATGTGAAATCAGTGTAACTGTTAATGTTGCTTGTACTGGAAACCCGTGGCCTATTTGGATGCAGTACGAAGATAATGATCCATCAAAATTAATACTATCTGCTGGAGATGCTGCAATTTATAAAGGTTGCGAAACACTGCACTGGAGAAGAAAATTGGTTAAAGATCAAATGAACGTTCAATTTATGCTGCATTACGTAGATAAAAATGGTCCTTATGTTGAATACAAATTTGATAAACGAGAATTTTTAGGAGTACAGCCATGCCTATAGGGACTACTAAAGTCGGTTTGTTTGGTGGAAGGCTTGTTGTACCGGCTGGAAGCGAAACATTTAATAATCCCGGAACATATACTGCTGCTGATATAACAGCAGTTGTAGTAAATATTACAGGAGGTAGCGGCAATTCTGGTAGTGCTGGTTCAGGCGGCGGCTATGGTGCTGGAGGGGTTGGAGGAACTGGAGCAAATGGATTGCCAAACACCGTATATTTTGCTGGTCGTTCTGGTGGGACGGCAGGTATTGGTACAGGTAGTTCACCTGTAGCAGGTAGTCCCGGAACAGCAGGAAACCCATCTTCCGCTTTTGGGTTAACATCAACTGGAGGCAATGCTGGAACTGGAGGCTCTGCGGCCACTAGAGGTTCTAGTGGAAATCCGGGACCAGCAGGTAATTCATATCCTGCAAACAGTCTTACTCCGGGTGGAACAGGAAGGCATAGTGGAGGATCTGGAGGATACGGAAGATCTGGTACAGCTCCTTTTTGTTGTACTATATTTGGAGGTGCACAAGATACTTCAGGCGGTGGAGGCGGTGGTGGTGCTTCATACAACCAGGCTGGAGGAAATGGGACTGCGAGTTCCGATATTGCTGGAGTAGGGGCAGCAGGTTCTATTGGCGGTAAATGGGGTGGAGATGGTGGAAAAGGTGCACAGCAATCCCCTCTGTTAAATAGTTATGCTGCAAACCCCGGACTAAATGGTAGTTCTTGTCCTTCTTATCCAGATGCTACACGTACAGGTGGTGGCGGTGGAGGTGGCGGTGGTGCTGGTGCATTAGGAAATACCGCTGGAGGAGGAGGCGGTGGTGGCGGTGGTAGTGGTAATATTGGATCAGGATCAAATTCTCCCGGTAATCCCGGTGGAGGAGGAAGCAACAATGGTAATCAGGCAGTCACTGTTACGCCCGGAGCCTCTTATCCTATTGTAGTTGGAACTAGTGGAGGTCAAGTAGTCGTTTCTTGGAATGCACAATGAACCAGAAAGAACTGGAAAAACAAATTGCTGAAAAGTCAAGAGAGCAGCAATTAGAATCCATAAAAGCAAATAAAACTAGAGCGCAGTCTATTACGATAGGCACAGCAGGTGGTGGTGCAGTAGAAATAATAATGCGAAGCGGATCAGGAAAATTTTTATGGAATACTTACCAGCCTGTAGAAGTTATGGAGTTAATTAATCAACTATCGGCTGGAATAGGTTGTCACATTCAAATTGTACCAAGGCAAGATTTTGGATCTTGGCGTGATTGGAAAATGAGTCCTGAAGAACTGGAATACGCTAGAGGTATGCAGCCTTTTCAAGGTGTCGGTCACGCACCTCATCCAAAATATGAACTAGAAAAATTAAGATCAGCAGTAGAATTACCTAGATTAGGAGAACAACCGGGTACGCCTTTAGATAAAATTAAAGAGGAAGAAACCAATGTGGCAACTAAGAAAATTGTCAACAAACGAATCACTAAGCGAAGTAGGGCCGCTTCCAAATAATTGGGGTCCAATATTTGGTCTTTCAGGAATTAAAGAAAAGTTAGGAGATCTTTCATGGATTGGGCCTGATTATGTAGATAAAGGTTGGGTTGAACTTTCGGCAGAAGAAGAAAAACAAATTAAAATTGATAGGAACTTAGATAGAATTAATGAAGAAAAAAACAAAGCTTTAGAAGCTCTTGAGGATGCTGGCTTAACAGTAGGCGATATGTTTTTATGGAAAGAATATGTAATGGCTTTAGAAGCTACAAAATTAAAACCTGATTTTGCAACAAATCTTGAACTTCCTATATGCCCAAATACAGAATAAGATTTAATAAATCAAAAGGTCAAGTAGGTAGAGGTTCTACTGAACATGCATGGAGAGTTTTACAAGATAATACAGAATGGTTAGCAAGACACGTTATTATTGAAGTTCCTTCTAGAACAGAACAAGAAGGACTAGATTGGAACATTGTGTGTGAAGGTAATATGTTATTTTTTAGTGACACGGATACGGTGGTAATTACAAAATGATTGTATGTAACTCAAATAATTTTGCTGTTACAAGAGCGCAAAAAACTGGTGGTGCTTCTCTTGAAATATATTTTTTAGAGTCAGGTCTTATTGATTATGATAAAGATGTTTACGCTTTAGAGGGTGGTTTTTCTACATGGCAAGAGTTTAAAGAGTACAGCGATGCTAATAACAATTTAAAGTATTCTGAATTACCTACAAATTTGCATGGTTACGAGTCTTTAAAAGAAGCACAAAAAACATATACTCAAGTAGTAGAAGAAGGACTAGCCTCAGCAGATATGCCGTGGGTTGGTACTATTAGACATCCTGTAGACTGGGCTGCCTCTTTATATTATTACGCTAATATACGTAGAAGATTAATTGCTGCTGAAAATTTAAAAAAATACGGTGCGTATTCTGATATTGATCAATGGAAAGATATTCGTATTTCAGAACCAAATGCAGCGTGGGACACTGCTTTTATTGAGATAGTAGATCATTCAGGAATAAAAAACAGTTTAAAAGCGCAAACATCTTATTATCCAGATCATGCGCAGCTTTTTAATTTTGAAAACATTAACGAACACGCTACTTCTTTTATTGAAGCTAAAGGCGGTACAGTTACAAGTAATTTAAATATTCGTGCCAGTGATCATGACAATACATATTACTTTAATAACTTGTCTGCTGATAGACAACAAAAAACTTTAGATATGTTTTCTAAAGATTTTGTTGCATGGGAAAAAGCGTATGCGGTATATAACTAATGATAGCAGAAATAACTATACTAATTGCTTCGGCAGAAAAAGCTTTTAATTTAATTGAAAAAGGATTAGAAAACAAAAAGCGTTTTGACTCTTTGCATAATGAGATTGGATCAATTTTCGAAGCAAAAGAAAAAATCGATAATGCTCAAAATGAAATAAAGTTAAACAAAAACGAAAAATACGATGATGCTTCGTTAAATCAATACGCTCAAGAAGTCTGGAAAGCAAAGGAAGCTAGTAAAAAATATGAAAAACGGCTAAAAAAAATATTTAGTGATGCAGGAAAATCACCTGCTTACTATGAGTTTGTAGCTATTAGAGAAGAAAGAAAAAAAGAACTAATACAACGAGAAAAAAAAGAAAAAGAAAAAAGAATAAGAATAGCAAAGAAAAAAAGAGAGTTTAATGAATTGCTGTTTTTAGTCGTTGTATGTGTAATTTTAATGGGCGGTGGTGGCTGGATAATTTCTTTTATTGGATCGTTATAATGGAGTATCAAGTGCTTTTTAATGTGGCAGTAGGCGTGTCGGGATTTATTGGAGGCTGGCTAGTTAATAGGGTCTTTGTCTTGCTAGATCGAATAGATGCCGATATGAAGTCTATCGCTGTGCAGTATGTCACTAAAGAAGATTATCGTGAGGACATTAGAGAAGTTAAAGAAATGCTTGGTGCAATCTTTAAACGACTTGAGACAAAGGCTGACAAATGAAATTAGACCCGGTACTACTAACAATGGCGTGTAGCTGGTCTATGAAGGCTTACAAAGACAACGAATATGTTAATACCACAAAGATCGAAAGCAAGTGGACCTCTACCACTGCCTATTTTGTTAGGCGTAAGTCAGTAGACATCATTGTGTTCAGAGGGACACAATCGACCGCTGATTGGATTTTTAATGCCAGTGCTATACCTGTACCGTATGCAGGTCGCTTCTGTCACGGTGGCTTTGCGACGGCTCATGCCTCTGTTTGGGGTCAGATCAAGAAGCTTATCGATTATAAGAAGCGTACTTTAATATGTGGGCATAGCTTGGGCGGTGCGCTTGCAGAGCTAACAGCCGCTAAACTAAACAAAAAGCACCCTAACTTAAGTCTGATTACTTTTGGCAAACCTAATACATTCTTCAAAGGCTTTAAACGTCCTATGGAACTGGACGATCAAATCTCCTGTGTGATGGGCAGTGACATTGTAGCCAAGATACCTCGGTTCTGCTACGGCCCGTCTAAATCACAGACCATGCTATACTTTGCTAATTCTGGTAAGAACTTTATAAACCCAGCCAAGAAGGACAAGGACGGTGGTGTATCTGATGCCATCTCCGATCACTTCATGGATGGGTATAAGAAACGCTTAAAAGGATTCATAAAGGAGCAAAAAAATGAGACTACTATTATTACTTAGTGCGATTGTAATGTTATCAAGCTGTACTTCTGTGCAGCAGGTTATAGACAACCAGGAAGTATATTGCAGTTCTTTTTACAAAGGAGTACGTGCTGTCGGTCGTAGTGCGTTAAGCGCAACCACTGGAGTTGTTGTACCTGATGTGTGCGATACCATCGAAGATATAGTAGCCGAGCAAGTAACTCCAACAGATGAGGTTGGAGCTTAATGTCTCTTAAAGGCATTTTAGGAGCGTTAGCACCAACTTTAGTAAATGTTGCAACTAGCGGTAATCCAGTTGCTAACATCGCTATAAAAATGGCAGCTAAAAAATTAAACATGCCTGAGACTTCAACGCTAGAGCAGATTGAAGAACTGGTCGAACGAGAACCAGACAAAATTCCTGCGTTGACTCAAACCGAAAACGAATTAAAAGCGATGGAAATCAATCTTGAGTCTTTCAAAGTTGAAGTAGATGATAGAAAACATGCAAGAGAGACTTTTAAAAACGATTGGACACCTAAAGTTTTTGGTATATTAGCTCTTATTTTATATGGGGTGTATGTAATGACTGTAACAATCATGCCCCACGATGCTAATGATGAAACCATCATATCGCTCGTACTCGGTCAGTTATCCGGGGTGCTTGGGACGATGGCGGCATTCTGGTTCAGTGGATCAAGTACAAAGTGAGTAAAATGATAAAATTATTAGAACAACTTAAAAGACATGAGGGTTTTGAAACTCACGTTTATGACGATAGTGGCAAAGACATCGAAAACAGTGGGCGGCTTACGATAGGAATCGGACGCAATGTCGATCCTAGAGGCGGCTTAGGTATTACCGAAGAAGAGGCCATGTATCTCCTTGAAGCTGATGTCCTGCGTTGCATAAAGGAATTAAGCGGAGAGTATACGTGGTTCGGACAGCTTGATGACGTTAGGCAAGAAGCTATCATAAACATCTTCTTTAATCTTGGCAGTACAAAATTCCGATTGTTTCGCAAGGCAATTCAGTGTCTCGAAGGTGGAGATGCAAAAGGAGGTGCAATTGAGTTTCTTGATTCTAAGTGGAGCCGACAGGTAGGCAATAGAAGCTTTGAGCTCGCAGAGCAATTAACTACTGGACGATATGCTGATGACGTATGAATATAAAGCCGAATTAAGGAGAGTTGTAGATGGAGACACTATTGATGTTGATATTGATCTTGGTTTCAACCACTGGATTCGTGGGGAGCGTATACGCTTATCTGGAGTGGACTGCCCCGAATCGAGAACTTCTAATAAGGTTGAAAAAAGATATGGGCTTCTCGCAAAAGAATTCGTTCAAAAATTTCTTGAAGGGAAGGAAATAATTTTAAAAACTAACGAGAAAGGCAAGTACGGCAGATACTTGGGAGACTTTAAGGTCGGCACCAAGTGGCTCACTAAAGAGCTACTAAAGAATTATCACGCTGTCGAATACACCGGGCAGAACAAAAAGCTTGTAAAAGCTGCTCATCTCAAGAATCGTCAGTGCATATCTGGCTGATAAGCCTTAATTTCCTTCATATAAGCAAAGAAATCTTTAGAACGAAGCTTATCGTTAAAGATAAACTCTTCCATATACCTTAGTGACAGAGCCATAGAAGCTACATGGTTAAAGTCAGTGCCTTCCATTTTCTGATCTAAAGTTTCTAGCCATTTATCCGTATCTTCTGGGTTCTGCATCGTAAATGTAATTTCGCTCATTTTGTCTCCAACTAATTAAAAATTTTAATAGCTTTTGCTAATAACGGCAGATCATAAATACTTGTTAAATGTTTAAATTTCATGCGTCTAGCATCTTCTTTAATTGGCTTTACAGATACATACTCGCCTTTCTTATAGTCCTTAGCGGCACTGGTTTCCCAAAACCATGATTTAGCACAACAACCCATAATATACACAGCATTTTCTGGATAGTTAATAGCGCAAAAAATATACGCCTCGCATTTTTGGTTGCGTAGGTAATCGGTCAGCATTACATGGTGATCTTCATTAATCTTACCCGATATAAAATTAGTCGTTTTAACGTCCGTTTTTACGCCTTGAATGATAAAATCATATTCATAAGTATCTTCATAGCTATGATCTATACCTAGACTTGCTAGTGCCTCAGATACGGCCAATTCGCCCAAAATACCAGTAATATATGAGTTTTTATTAACTGACCTGTTGTTAAGTTGATCCGGGCTATCCTCGGATATATCGTGCCATATCGGATGTATTTCAAGAATTGCCGTCATGCACAGGCCACGGAATAGTAATTTTTAAGTTCTCAGCTAGGTATCGATTAAGAATCTCATAGACTTTTACATAATCGATTTTATGAGCCTTAGCCGTGGATTTTTCATCAATCTGAGACTCTTGAACTGGCTTCCATATGTGCTCTTTTACAAGCTGTTGGGTCCACGGAATATCAGCCTTATGGGCCAAAACAACACGCATATCCTGTCCACTGTCGTTAAGTGCGTCAGAAACTTGCTGGCACCAGACATGAAGAGCAGAATTTTGCTTTAAGCTCCGCTGCTTCCCGGTTTTCCATTGCAGCATGATATATTTATCTTTGTGATAGAGCTCTTCAACATGTTTTTTAAACTGCTCTAACGTGTGATCTGAGTTAACTATCCAGAATTCTCCTGTCATAACAATCTTTTCTCCTGTTCCTTAATTTCAACCTTAAACTCTTTTATCATTTCGTCATAATCAGCTTTGTAAAGCTTATGGACTGTGTTTTTTGAGGCTAACATGTCTGCAACAAAATCTGCTCCGTACTGTTGTTGCATATATATAGTATATCTTTGTGCGGAAGTGCCGTGTTTCATGCCAAAGCCGTTACAGCCTTTACACTGGACATGGACGTTGCGCTCATCAAGGGACCAAAAACTTGATGCTCCCTTGGGAATGAAGTGACCACCGTCTGCGTCTTTCCAATGGATCCTTTTATCGCAACTGACACAAGTAACCATCCCATCATCATCAGCAGCTTTCATCCGTACTAGCTTTTGAAGCAAACGTAAGGCTTTGGCTCTCGGAGTCTCTTTCATTTTTTGACCTTAGCGATTATAAAACCCTCGTCAATTGAGCGACTCGTAGCCTTATAGTCATGGTTAGCGGATCTAAGATAAGATGTTATGGACCATAGAGCAGACCGCATTTCACCATAATCGTCAAAAGCTAAAGCTTGGTCATCGTCAAGCTCTAGCCATTTCCGAACGCTACGGTTTTTGGGCTCTTTAGCCTTACCTGGTGCGTAGGTGATAATTTTCAAAACGGAATATCTTCGAAAGTTTGAGATGACTGCTGTTGAGCAGGTTGTGGCTGATCGACAGGTTCAGACCATTTAACCGACAGATATGGTTTACTACCATCGTCAGGCACATTTTTCCATCCTGTAAGAGTTATCTTGCCGTTATCGTCTAGCGTAACTTTGCCGTTTTCAAAGTCAGACAGAAGCGATTTTAGGCGGTCTACATCAAGTTTAGCGTAGTATCCATCGGTAAATTTACTTGGCGATAGATTTAAAAGTAAAGAATATCGGTTGGCCATTTAATATCTCCGTTTGTGATTTTACATAAGTGTCGGCTTCTATCAGGATTGGCAAAGCCTTTTCAAGAAATTCATCATCTTTTTTTACTTCGATAATGAACGGTTTTAAATCAGGGTGGTAACTAGCAAAAAACATGGACGGAAGCTCCATTATGTGCATTTGCATCTGCACTTGCTGAATGTATTCCGTAGGTAATTTTTTGTTCTTCATATACCTGATATGGGTGCTTGCGCGAGGACATTTGATTTCTATGGCACAGTCTTTTCCGTCAAAGGTAAAAACGCCATCAGGCGAACAGCCTATGTCATGGTCATCCAATAGATAGAAACCAACTTCTTTAATATCAACGTCAAGAATCGTCGCAAAGAAATCACGAGCTTCTGACTCTCTCTCAGTGCCACGCAACATATCGTCACTTTTAAACGTGTCTACAGGCTTACCAGACATCCTCTCAGCAATGACTGCGTTGAGATAAGTATCTCTAGTCGTTGAGGTAGTTTTTGCGCCTTTGCTGGTTACGAGAGCCTTGAGGGAACTTGCAGTAATACAACCTGCTCGTGCCTCAAGCCACTCCTGACTGCCCTGCTGGCAGTATTTAACTTTCAAGATTTGTTCCTGCGAACGTCAATCTTTGCTTGCAAGATTTTAATTTGCTTAGGGGTCAGACTCCAGTCCTCAGCTTTTACGCTTTTCAAAGCTTCTTCATCGTTCACATTGACTTCTGCTAGTTGTTTTTTGAGATTATCAATAATTTTAGAATCAATAGGTCCGTGGTATTTACTTTGTTGTGTTCGATCACCATGCGTAGCAAATTCTGCATCATCATCAAGCTTAGGGTCTGAAATTAAAAAGAGGCTTGCTAGAAGGTATCTTTTGGCATACGTGTAGCATCCACCAGTAGCTTGAGCACCGAGCTTTTCTTTATCAACAAGGCAAGTTTGGCTGTGATGCTGATTACTTGCTAGATGTCTAAGATGGATACGGACACCTGCATCACGTTCGTTGTTGATATCCTCAAAATAAAATAAAATGCCGTTATCCGAAAAAGCTTTCATCGCTGGCGGCAACAATGTTTCTAACTTGTAATATTGGTTTTTTATGTGCGTGTTGATGCCGTCTTTTTCAGGCGTGATGAAACGTTTTTGGGCATCACTAAAAGCCTTCCAAAATAATTGATTATCCATAATAGATTCCCGTCAAGGTTAAAAGAAATGATAAGATAACAGCGTGGATTGGTGGTGTCAAGTGGTGGGAATGCGACTGTTCCAGGAGAGGCTTGCTGACGGGTACAAGATGTGGTGTGTGAAGTCACATAACAGCCGCATATGTTGTATATTTTACATTATTAAAATTGTTCTGTACACTGATCGTCCGGTGTTGATTTTGCTTGACCGGAAAAACTCAAGGAAAATGGCTATGGGTAGCCTGAAACGCCCAGATAGCGTGATTTGACAGGATTGATGGGACTGAGCTCTAAAGCAAATATGGAGCTACAAACCGGGTAATCGGACACATTAGGTGGGGTATGACGAGCCTCCAGTTGGGAAATCGTTCCGGCAAATTCCAAATTACGGACCATGCTCTAAATCTGTCTATAGGTGTCCATAACCATCTAATGACTACTTATTTTCGTTGCTGTGTCAAAATGTGTTGACATTGGTAGTGTAGCTGATATCATGTCCCCAACATCAACTAAAAAGGTAAACAAACATGAACATTGATACTTTGACCAAAGGATTACAAATATCTCAAAAAGAATTAATACAGTTTACTGAGAACGTAAAGCAATCTTGTCAAAGTAAAGATTTGAAAATGGCAAAATATTGGAAAGGTAGAGCGGCAGGAGCATCAAGTTCTATAAACTTTTTTCTTAAAGAGATTGAACAGTCTTTGAACGCAAAAATTAAAGGCGTGACATATCTTAAATAAAAACACAATCAACCGCCCTCTCCGGAGGGCATCATTAAATGACGGAGTATCAAATATGAATGCTTTAACTACAGATGAAATGATTGACATTATAGAAAACAAAAAAATTAACCAATGCTCACCTGAGCATAAGGCACAAGTGATGGAATTTGCTTTTGGTAAAGATTTTATTGAAAACGATTGCAAGGGTGATATTAAAAATTATTAAGGAGCAATGTATGTATAACGAAATGGCGGTTTCAGAAGCAATAGACGATCATTTAGAGGATCTTATTGATTATAAGGAAAATGTTGTTAATGGTTATCCATCAATAGCATCAAGCAATGCTTTAGTCTCAGCTAACGCTGAGGTTTATGGAGATACAGTAAATGCCATGTTCGACAGTTATGATGAGTATAACTTTTTTGAGCGTGACATGATGCTTGCTTTTTCTGGCAAATTATCCCATGACGATTTTTTTCTAAAGTATCGAAAAAATTACGAAAAGGCGCGACAAATGGTTGTTGATTCTTTATCAGACAGAATTTGGATGCGCTACGAAAGTTTTCTTGCCGATGAGGAGGATTATGCTAATGAAATTTAAAAACATATTAGTTTTGATATTTATTCTAGGTTGTTACGGATTTGTGTCTGAAATGGACTATCAAGACGCTTTGAGAGCGGAGGAAATCAGAACTAATGGTAACCCTTAGACCTCACCAAGAAGATGCGGTAGAGGCTCTTAGGGACAGCTTTAGGCAAGGAAATCTCAGACCAGTTCTGGGAGCTCCTTGTTCTATGGGTAAAACTCACATAGCTATACACGTTATGATGAAGGCGGCAGAGCAAGGTAGGACTGCCGTCTTTTTTTGTGATCGGTTAAAGTTATTACAGCAGACCTGCGATGCTTTTGATGCGATGGGTGCCGATTATTCGGTCTTACAAGCCGATGATCCGAGATATGATCCCAATAAAAAGATTCAGATTGCCTCAATTCAAACTGCTTTAAAGCGCAAAAACTTTTGGTTTAATTTTGCTGTCGTTGATGAGTGTCACACGCTCTACAAAGGCATGATGGAGCTTATGCGGAAATATACGGCTGTTCCTTTCTTGGGGCTGAGTGCAACTCCTTTCAGCCGTGGAATGGCTTGTGAGGGCTTATATGATGATCTTATCGTTACGACCACTCCGAGAGATTTAATTGCAAAAGGATATTTATGTCCAACCGATTACTATATTGGTCGGTCCGTAAGCTCTGAAGGCATTAAAACTAAAGCTTTAAGGACCGGATCCAGTGATTATGATGGGGATTCATTAGGTCAAAAAATGTTAGAAGACGATACTTTAGCAGGTGATATTGTAAAAAATTACTTAGATCATAGTGACAATCTGCAAAAAAGGGCTGTCTGTTACGCACCATCCATAGCCTACTCAAAGACGCTTGTTGATAGGTTTAATTCTGAGATTGGGCAAGAGGTAGCGTGTCATATAGATGGTTACATGGACCCGGTCGAAAGAGAGCTTATTCACCAAGATTTTCAGAATGGTGTGTATAAGATTTTGGTCAATAGTAAGCTTTTGAATACTGGCTGGGATGATCCGGGAGTAGAAATCCTTTGTGACTGCTACAAAACCAAGTCAAGGATCGCTTGGATTCAGCGCATTGGAAGGGTTTGGCGTACATCACCGGGAAAAGAAAGAGCCATAGTTTTAGATCATGCAGGTAATCTTGAGTATTTTTCAGTATTCCCAGAGGATGTAGTGCCATATAAGTTAGATGACAAAGAAAAGACTTATAGCGAACAAGACCAAGTTAAGAAAGAAGAAAAAGAGCTTATTGTAAGGCAGTGTCCTCAGTGTAGTGCTGCCTTTTCTGGAAGAGTCTGTGGTGCTTGCGGATATGTGCTACCACCTGAAGCTAAGATTATTAAGGATGATGGCACCAAGCTTAAATTAGCGAAAAACCTTTCAAGCTCCGAAAGACGCAGGACCGAGCTCACAAAAGAGGATAAGCAGAAGTGGTATGGCTCTTTATTATGGTATGGCAATCAGCATGGTTACAAGAAAGGATGGGCTTATCATAAGTATATTGAGGCTATGTCTTGTGCTCCAAATGGACTAAAGCAGTCTATGTGCAACCCTACCACTGAGGTACTTAGCTGGATCACGAGTAAAAATATTAGATATTCAAAGACTAAATGGGGTAAATGATGGAATGGTATGATTCTGTTTTAGATAGGTTGGATAAGGTAAGTTCTAAAGGAACTGATAGATGGGTTGCTTGTTGCCCGGTCCATGATGATAAAAACCCTAGCATGAGCATTAGTGTAAAAACTAATCGAGGTATTGAGGGTGGAGAAGTTATATTATTTCATTGTCATAGTTGCGGTGCTAAAGGTGATAGTGTGGTAAAATCTTTAGGGCTGTCAGCTAGTTCTTTGTTTCAGAACCGTCAAAAATTTGACGCAGACGATAATTGGTTGTTAAAAAAGACCAAAGAAGAGGACGATATGTACATTGCTATCTATGACTCAGCAGTCAATCGAGGTGAAAAACCTAGATATAGCGATTACAAAGCTTATAAGGTATCTAAAGCTAGAGATGAGTTGAGAAAAGGGTTGAATTTGTGAATTATTATAATGAATTCGATCCTTTCGCCGCAAAGTGGTTAAACCAACTAATTTCAGATAAATTGATACCTTATGGAGATGTAGATGAGCGATCAATCGTGGATGTCCATGCAAGAGAACTTAGTGATTACACGCAATGCCATTTCTTTGCAGGAATCGGTGGATGGTCAAGAGCACTCGAACTTGCCCAGTGGGACTCAAGCCGACCTGTTTGGACAGGAAGCCCTCCGTGTCAATCCTTCTCAGTCGCTGGAAAAGGTAAGGGAAAAGACGATAGCCGACACCTCTGGCCTGTCTTCTTTAATCTCATTAGAGAGCGCAATCCTCCAGCAGTGTTTGGAGAACAAGTTGCATCAGCTATCAAATTTGGATGGCTCGATGATCTACAAAATGACTTTGAGAAAGAAGGTTACGCCTCAGCAGCGTGTGTACTCCCATCTGGGGCTGTCGGTGCGTACCACAAAAGGGACAGACTCTTCTTCACAGCCAGGCGCGTGGCCGACACCATCGACCAGAGATCACAAAGGCGGTTACATCGGCGGTCGGATTCGCAACGGCAAGTTATCGGTGGACACGTTAGACGTAGCTGCTCAACTTTGTGGTCAGGCTCAACCCTTATCCACTGCCGAGACGGAAAGCACCGTCCCATCCCAGTTGAATCCGCGCTTTTCCCTTTACTTGATGGGATACCCAATAGAGTGGGCATACTCAGGGGAGCAGGTAACGCGATTGTCCCACAAGCGGCAGCAGAAATAATTAAGGCGGTAATGTGAATGGGTAGACCAGAGAGAGTCCTATCTGAAGAGGAAATCAAGGAGCTAGAACAAATAGCACCCTCATTAACTCACGAGCAGATAGCAGCGTATTTTGGTATAGATGACAATACCTTACGTGCAATTTTAAAAAGGGATAAAAACGTTTTTCAGGTCTATAACCGTAGTAAGACTAGGGCAGGTATCGCTATGGTTGAAAAGCTGTATGATAAGGCTATGGAAGGAGACCATCCAAGCATGAAGCTTTGGCTATCTCAAAGGATGGGATGGACAGAGAAGAGCAGGACAGAGCACGTTGGAGATGGTGGTGGTCCCATTGAAGTTGACACTCACTGGACTTGGGAAATCATGGGAGATGATGATGCCGATGAAGAAGGGAAGCAGTAAGGCTGCAATCAGCCAGAACATCAGGACCGAGATGGCGGCAGGTAAGCCTCAAAAAACAGCTATTGCCATAGCTATGTCTAAAGCTAAGAAGAAAAAGAAAAACAAAATTAAGTATGAGTAATTATGCCTGTAGCTAAGATGCCAAGAAAGCTAAAGCGTTTTGTCAAACCAAAGCGATACAAGATAGCTATCGGTGGTCGAGGCTCAGGTAAGAGCATGACTATAGCTGATATGTGCCTATGGGCTGCTCAAGCAGAAGGGATCAAGACTCTTTGCTGCCGGGAGTTCCAAAGCAGTATCTTGGATAGTAGCCACGCACTGCTCAAGGCTGAGATCCAGCGGCTTAATCTCACTGGCTTTGAAGTTAATCAGCAAGAAATACTCTATCAAGGCATTAGTGTTTTTAAGTTCAAGGGTCTAGCCCGGAACCCGGAAAGCGTTAAGTCATTCCACGATTTTAATCGAGTCTTTCTGGATGAAGGACAGACTATATCAGCCGAATCGCTCAAGGCGTTGACTCCTACCTTGAGAACAGCAGGATCAGAGCTCTGGATGGCTGCTAACCCTCGAAGCGTAGCTGACCCATTTTCACAAAGATTTATAGTTCCATTTGAGAAAGAGCTCAGGCGTGATGGTTACTTTGAAGATGACCTGCATACTATTGTGTGGATCAACTGGTCTGACAATCCGGGATTCCCTAATGTATTAGAGCAAGAACGCTTGCATGACAAAAACAAGATGCCTCCTGCCTTGTATCGGCATATCTGGGAGGGAGAGTATTATGATGAGCACGAGGACTCTATTATCCCGGTAGAGTGGTTTAACGCTGCAATCGATGCTCATATAAAGCTAAACTGGAAGCCGCAGGGAGCGATCATTGCATCACATGACCCATCAGATACTGGTGGTGACAGTAAAGGATACGCCCTACGACACGCTAATCTGGTGCTAGATGTCTGTGAAAAAGTAACTGGTGAGGCTGCTGAGGGCATGGATTGGGCTTTAGATAAAGCGGTAGCAGACAATGCAGACTGGTTTGTCTGGGACTGCGACGGTCTTGGTGTATCTCTTAAGCGTCAGGTAGATCAAGCACTAGAGCATAAGAACGGTATTGAGTATTTCATGTTTAAGGGCTCAGAAGCGGTAGAAGAACCAGACATGCAGTATATCTCTGGAGGTAGCGTAAGAGGAAAAACCAACAAGGATACGTTCTTTAACAAGCGTAGCCAGTATTGGTGGAGACTTAGAGACAGATTTGAAGCCACATATCGAGCAGTAAGTAAAGGAGAATATGTGGACCCGGAGGATCAAATTAGTTTATCCTCTGACATTAAAGCTTTAGATCAATTGAGATCGGAGGTTTGTCGTATTCCGATTAAGCGAAACAACAGTGGAAGGTTACAGGTTATGTCTAAGATTGACATGGCAAAGAAGCCGTACCAGATACCTTCACCAAACATGGGCGATAGCTTAATGATGGCAATGTACAAGCCGTCAGCAATGAAGAAAAAACCCTTAGAAATTAATTTTACTGGTTGGGCAAACAATGGTTGATTATGAAGATGGTGAAGAGGACCGAGGTTCTGTAGAGAGTGATTTATCTTACAAAGCTGATTACAGTACGCACGATTCGGTAATAAAGTTATTGGCAAATTGCCAGAGTGCAGACTGTGATAACCGGGAGATGCTCCGAGAGTCTATGCTCTTTATCAACAAACGTGACGGCATGTGGGATCCGTATGCTATTGCTCAAAACAAAGATGCAGAGAAGCCAAGATATACCTTTGATATGGTAAACCCAATAGTGGATCAGGTTGCCTCCGAGATAGAGCAATCTGACTTTGACGTTCGGATAAGCCCTGCTGGTGGTAAGGCTACAAAAGACATAGCCATGACCTATGATGGGATTATTCGTAACATCGAGGCTATGAGCAATGCTTCTACGGTCTACTCTCAAGCGGCTAGAGGAATGATAGTCGGTGGTATGGATGGTTGGCGAATAGTGCAGAAGTTTATAGATGACAACTCGTTTGACCAAGACCTTGCTATCGAGAAGATTGGTAACTTTGTAGACCGGGTTTGGTTTGATCCTAGCGCAGAGCTCCAAGACAAGTCAGACAGTAGATATGCCTTTTGCTTACATCCGATGGCGATAGATGAGTATGAAGCACGATGGCCTAACGGTAGTAAGGAAAGCGTATCAGATGACCGTGACGGTCAAGCTTACTACGATAAGGCTGAGGTCGTTGTTGTTGGTGAGTTTCTCTATCTTGAGTCTGAGGAGAGAGAGTTAGTCTTGATGTCTAATGGTCAGACCCATGAAGTAGACGATGACTATAAGCAAATAGTAGATGATTTAGCGAAACTTGATGTCACAGAGGTTAGACGCAGGACGCGCAAGAAGCATTATGTATGTAGTCGCTACTTTGATGCTAAAGACTTCCTTGAAGAAAAGAAACCTACTGTATTTTGCCGCATTCCCATAGTTCCAACTTACGCTAATTACAAGATTATTGAGAACAAGACAATTTACTGGGGCGTAGTTGAGAAGCTACTAGACCCTCAAAGAGTGATGAATTATTCAGTGTCACGGGAGATTGAGGAAGGAGCTCTTGCACCACGCGCTAAGTATTGGGTTACTGCTACTCAAGCAGCAGGTTACGAAGAAAAATTAAGCACTCTAAATACTAACGCAGACCCAGTACAGTTCTATAATGTTGACCCAGAGTCACCTGCACCTCCGCAGCAGCAAGGTGGAGCACAGATCAATCCGGGGCTAAGAACAATATCTGAAGCCATGAGGTCCATGATCGGTCAGACCGCTGGTATGTTTGCCGCAAGTATGGGAGACAACCCTAACGCACAGTCAGGCATAGCGATTAAGGAGCTCCAAGACCGGGGCAGCAACTCTACGTTTAAGTACACAAAGAGCTTAGAGATCGCCATAGCTGCTACAGGGCGAATCTTAAAAGATGCTATACCTTTGATGTACGATACCCAGAGAACTATTCGCATACTACGTGAGGATGAGTCTTATGACATGGTTAGATTGGATCAAAAGGTCATAAATGAAGAGACCGGGGAAGTTAAGACGGTTAATGACTTAAGCGTAGGTACTTATGATGTTGTGTGTCGCGCTGGACCTAGCTTTAGGAACAGACAGCAAGAGACTGTTGAATCAATAACTGCGCTGGCTCAGGTAGATCCAAGTCTTATGCAGATAGCTGGAGACCTGTTGTTACAGAACGTTAATACACCTGCTGCCTCGCAGATCGCAGAGCGTAAGCGTGTACAAATGATAGCTCAGGGTTTGATACCACAGAGTCAGATGACCCAAGATGAGCTCGATCAAATGAAAGTGCAGATGGAACAAGGACAGCAACAGGCACCAGATCCAAACATGGTCCTAGCGCAAGCTGAACAGATGAAGGCTCAAGCTGACTTGATGAAGGTCCAAGTAGAACAGCAGAAGGTTGTGAATGACACTATGCGTATACAGCTAGACGCACAACGAGAACAGAACGATGTGGTTGCGGATCAGGCCAAGAATCAGGTCGATGTCTTTAATGCTCAAACCAGCAGGATTAAGACGCAGGTAGAAGCTGAGAAGGCTGGTGCCACGATAGATCATACTAATACTAAAGCGTTTGGTGATGAGATAGACAACCAGCGCAAGATGAACGAAATGGCTGAAGAGGAAAGAATGAGGCAGATAGGATCAATTCCTGATATAGATATTATTAGGAGAGCAAACGGTGGCTAGTGCGTTAAGAGATATTGAAAGTTTAGCTGGATACACTAGAGAGAATCCGCTACCAGAAATATCACAACAAGAAGCTTTGGATGAAGCCAAAAGAAGAGGCTTTACTGAAGATCAAATACGATCAACCTATGTTGGTCAGGACATGAAGCCGTTTGAGAGCACTGTAAATCCTTTCAATCCTAACTTCCGGGCATCGGTTGGTTCTAAAATGAGAGAATTTATTGATGACTTTGGCTTTAGTGGTGGATACAAGCAGGGGCTAGAAAACCTATCAGACGCTACAGAGTTCTCGCTGGACTTCATACCCGGAGTCGGTGATGCGGTAGGTGTAGGAGATCTGCGTCAGTCCATAAGCTCCGGGGATAGGCTAGGCATGGGTATCGATGGTGCTGCTGTTGCTCTAGGAACCATCCCGATTGCTGGTGATCTTCTTGCTAAAGGATTAAAGAAAGGTGAATCAGCCTTGCGGAATTTTGGTGGGCCAATTCCTGAAGTAACAAGAGACACAGAGTTATTACAAAGAATTGGTGACCCAAAGTCTGTAAACGAAATGACGGTAGAGATGACTGATCCTGTTATCTCTCAAGCCCCATTAATCACAGCGGAAGATTTAATAGACAGGCCGTTTATAACAGGTATGTCCGATACAAGCCGTAGCGGTTTAGAAACAGTGACATCTGTAAATAATGTTCCATTAAATGCTGTCATGCGTGGAGGTAAATACTTTGGTCTTCAGCCAGAAAATTTAAAAAGAAACATAGCTTTTGCTTCTGCTCCTGGAGCAGTAAAAGGTCAGCTTAATCGTGCAGAATCGGCTCAAGCTTTAGGAGACAGACCTGTTGCATTTATACCTTTTGGTATGAGGCCAGAGAGCCCAGACTTTGCGACTATGAGCACAGATATAATGGTGCCTTACGCTCAAAAAGTTATGAGTAAAGCAGATAAAAAAATATTAGATAAAAGAATACGAACAGGATCTGGAACAAAAACAAATGAACTGGCACCAATAAAAGATTGGATAGGCATTGATAAAGCTACTCCAGAATATTTAGCAAACCTTGGAGGTGCAAGGAAAAGCGTTACAAAAGCTTTAGACGAATTTTCATCAGAAAGCCGAGCAATAACTAAAGATTCAGGTTCTTTAAACAAATCTCAAGTAAGGGCTATTGTTACAGACCCAAAACAATTCAGCCCTAGATTTGGTGATATAGATATGATTTACGAGCTAGACCCAACTGCCGTTGCAAACAAAAGTTTTTTACAAAGCGATCATCCATCATATACAGCGGCTCTACAGGGTAGGCCGTTAGGAGCACTAAAAGATAATGGCAAAGCAAACATATTCAACTTCAATCCATTAGGAGGAACAGCGGATACAGGTTTTTACGATTTTAGGCAGAAACAATTAGATGCTGGTAGAGATTTTGAGATTGGAGGATTGTTGGACTCTCCGACAATGAAGGCGTTTTTACCCGGAGGTCACGGAATAATTACTAGAGAAATGGTAGATGAGTTAATTAGAAAAGGATTGATTAAGCCTTAAAAGTATTAAAATAATCTTTTAAGATAATCTTGTCTTCATTAATAATATTATCTGATTCGAGTAAATAATCTAAAGTATCAATATCAAAATTACTATGATCAGTAGTTAGGGTATCAAACCAAGTTTTTGCTGAATTAGATTTAAGTTTGTATTTCATATGTCAATACTATCAAAAGTATTGCTTTTTGTAAAATTATGATATATTTACACCATAGCGCACTCCACGCTTTTCTGGAGCAACGGAACCTTACCGCTCATTAAGGCATTTACATAGGTAAAAACGATGGAACCAGACGATACGCTTGATGAGGCTCAAGATGTTGAGCTTGAAGAGGTAGAAACTGAAGGTCAGGAGACTGACTCCGAATCATCACCGGATACTGAAGAGGTTCAGGAGAAACAAACCGAACCGCTTTTTAATGAAGAGCAGCAAAAAGTTTTTAATGAACAGATTTATAAGGAGAGAGGTAAGCGCAGAGCATCAGAGCGTGAACTTGAAGCTTTAAATAACAAAATTAAAAACTTAGAGCAGCAGATTCCTAAAGAGCAGAGGCCAGCGGTCCCGAAAGAGCCTGATCCTTTTGCGTTAAGCGAAGCGGATTTTCAACAACAGGCGCGATTAAGAGATGAGGCCATAGCTAGACAGGCTGCATATGACACTCAACAGCGTATCCGTGAACAGGAACGCCAGAGGGTTTATCAAGAGCAGCAAAATAAAGAGCAGGAGCTTTTTAACGATAAAGTAGCTACTTATACCCAGAGATCCGTTCAATTAGGTATCTCGACAGAGGAACTGCAAGCTGCTGGTAACGCAGTGCAGCATGGCATGTCACAAGAAGTCATTAACTATATTTTAGAAGATGATCTTGGACCTGTCATTACCAAGTACCTCAGTCAGAATTTTACTGAATTGGATAATCTTCGGGCGATGTCTCCTACACAGGCGGCAGCTAGGATAGCAACACACGTTCGTGGAAAGGCATCTGCACTTAAACCTAAAGTAAATGCGGCTCCAGACCCGGTGAACACGCCAGAGAGAGCAGGTAAAGCTCCCTCTGCAAAGGCACCGAAAGGAGCAATCTTTGAATGAATGAGGTAATCCAGAAATGGCTAATAATCTATCAAGTAACATTACCAGACCCTTAGCGAGGGTCTTCCTAAATGCGTTTGAAAGCGCACGAGTATTAACTAAAACTGTCGATACACAGCTTCTTAGTGGTCGATTCAGCCCATCTACAGGCTCCAACGTAGACTTTAAACGTCCTCACGACTACAACTCAATCCGAACCGCTGGCGGTGACCTTACTGGTCAAACTAAGTCAGATATCATTGCAGGTAAGGCAACAGGTACAGTACAGCCTTACTTCACAGTGGCTACAGAGTTCACCAACATCCAGGAAGCATTAGAGCTCGATCAGTTAGAGCAGATCCTCGCGCCTATGGCTCGAAGAATTGTAACTGACTTAGAGACTGATCTTGGTGGTTATATGTTGAAGAACGCTTCGCTACGCTATGGTACTCACGGTGTCTTTGCTGATGCTTGGACTGATATAGCTGGTGCTGGTGCGCTACTCGATAGCGTAGGTGTCCCGGCTGAAGTCGATAAGTATTATGTGATGAACCCTTTCACAGCGACTAAGCTTGCAGATAAGCAAAATGGCTTAAATGCTGCTGACCAACTTGTTCGTACAGCGTGGGAAAACAGCCAGATTTCTGCCAACTTTGGTGGACTTCGAGCGTTGACTTCTCAAAGTTTAAACACTTTCACTTCAGGTACTGGTGCAGACCGCGCAGGTACACTAAGTGCTGCTCCTGACGCTACTTATGTCACAGCTAAAGACACAATGACGCAAAACATCGCTGTCACTGCTCTACAGGCAAACATGGTAGTTAAGGCTGGCGATATGATTAAGATCGCTGACGTTAACCGTCTAAACATCAACTCTCGTGTTGCTATGATCGATGAGAATGGTGCTGCGGTTCCGTGGACAGGCGTTGTGACTGCTGACGTTACCTTAAGTGGTGCAGGTGCAGGTACTCTAGTAGTAGCTGGCCCAGCTATCTTTGAGGCTGGTGGTCAGTACAATACGGTTGACGCTGCTCCTGCTAACGGTGCGGTTGTTACAATCTGTTCTGCTTCTGCCACTACTTATCAGCCGAACTTGTTCTATATGAAGCAAGCTTTTGGTATTGGTACTGTTAAGTTGCCGAAGTTGTATTCAACTGACACGATTGCCACTACTGAAGACGGCATGTCTATCCGAGTTAGTAAATACTCAGACGGTGACGCTAATACGCAGAAAGTACGTTTCGACTTACTTCCTGCATATGCCACGTTTAATCCGTTCATGGCTGGGCATGGGTTCGGTGTATAACCTCCCTTGAGATTGGGCTCTTCGGAGCCCTTTTTTAAATATGGCAAAACCGAGCAAAGGTAAAGCGAAAGTAAAAGTCACTGCTTCTGGCAAGAAGGTTTCCTACGGGCAAGCTGGAAAGGCCAAAGACGGTGGCCCTCGCGTTAAGCCGGGTACTAGCGAGGGTGATGCTTACTGCGCTAGGTCAATGGGTCAGATGAAAGACTTTCCCAAAGCGGCTAAAGACCCTAACTCTCCTCTTAGGCTTTCAAGAAAGAGATGGAAGTGTAAGGGTAGCAAGTCAATGAAAGGAGCAAAGTTTGAATGAGTGGTTTATATGAGAACATCCACAAAAAAAGAAAAAGAATTAAAAGACAGAAAGCTGCTGGTAGAACACCAGAACGCATGAGAAAAGTTGGCAGCCCCGGAGCTCCTACTAAGAAGGCTTTTAAGCAGAGTGCCAAGACAGCAAAAGGCGCGACATACGAATAGGAGTCTGTAATGGCTAAAGGCGTACAACATTTCACAGCATCAGGTAAGCAGTACAACGGCCCAACTCATACTATGGCTGATGGCACTGTTCACACAGGAACTACGCATACAAACTCAAGTGTAAGGGTTTTCCACAAATCAGAATTAAATAAAAACACAAAACCAAAAAAAGCTGGAAAGGTCAAAAAGTCAATGATTAAAGCGACATATGAATAATGGCTACTGTAGCGCAAGTTGCAAAGGCATCCTTACAGAGAATACTTGTACAGGCTAGTGAGGCTCCGCTAGAGCCCGACGAGTATCAAGACTTCATATTCTCAATGAATAATTATATGACTCAGCTTGACGCACAAGGCGTTCAGCTTGGTTACACCGAGGTATCTAACTTAGGTGACGAGGTAACTATCCCGGCTGGTGCTCTGCGAGGTTTAATAGCTAACATGGCTATTGAGGTCGCTCCTGACTACAGTGGTGTTATCTCTCAAGGATTAGTCAAGGCTGCTAGGGACGGTTACATTACTATGCAGACCATTGGACAGACTATGGGAAGGACTAGAATGCCTTCTACATTGCCAATCGGGTCGGGTAACGAAGATAGACTTTATACTTACTCTGGGCATTTTTATCCAGATTCTGAAGCAGATATATTGGCAGAAACTACAGGTGCGATAGGTTTGGAGACTAATACTAATGGTTGATAGAGCGCAAGGAAGGAAAAAGTCGCAGTTTGTAGCTAAGACCACGGTTGATGCTGGCGCGTTTGTAGACTACTTTGTAAACGGCACTAACTTTAAAATTAGTTATTCAAATTTTGTAAGTGGCTTAGGTGTGACCGGAACTATCGTACAGACCGGGGCAGCTTCAGGCACTGCTGTTTTGGACATAGATGGGTCGGTCAACAAGATTAGGAACATAGAGAACGGTCCTGGAGTGCTCTCTAGCGTTTCAGCCGAGAACGGTCTGAAGTTGCAACATAACTTCGTTGCTGACTCTACCGGGTCTCCATTACTATTAAATACTACTGACACCACGCCAGATATTGCTAGTTTGGTTGCTGGTACAGGCATTCAGCTAACGTCCACTAGCAATCACGTTACTATTGCTGCTGTTGCATTGCCTTATGGTCAGGTCCATATACAAGGCAACTCTACTGCTACCACAATATCTACTCAGAACGTCCCTGTTAAGGCTGGAGGCACGTTTACTGTAGGTATACAGTCATCCTTCACTGGAGATACAACAGGCAAGCTGACGTACACAGGGACTGCTACAAACGTAGTTGCGGTTCATGTCTCAGCGACGATTAAACCTGCATCTGCTAATAATCAGGATTTATTTATACAGATAGCAAAGAATGGCACTGTAGAAGCTGGCAGTAAGATAGTCAGAGAGGTAGATACTGCTCAGACAGCTAACTGTTCAACATTCTTTAACGTGTCTGTTTCTCAGAATGATTACATCGAGCTCTTTGTTGGTAATGCGAGTGGAACAGATAATATAGTTGTAACTGACGCAATATTAGGAATATCTAATTAATGCCCAATGTTATCCTGCCAATAGCGAACGGATTCTATGAGAGCGACAGTCTGCCTATCTCAGCGCAAGAATGCACTAATTTCTATCCAAACATTGTTCAGGCTCCTGCGCTTAATCAAGAGACTTTATTCGGCACTCCGGGACTCACTCAGGTTGCCAGCGGAAGTTTGCTAGATAGTTGTCGTGGTGCTCACGAGATGAATGGTGTGCCTTACTTTGTAATAGGCGGTCATTTGTACAGCATGGCAGCAGATTACACTCTGTCTTCTCGTGGCGTTATAGCAGGAACCGGAAGGGTCTCAATGGCTGATAATGGCACTCAAATGTTGGTTTTGGTGCCGGGAGGCAGTGGATATATCTACACTCACGCCAATACAACACTAACGCAGATCACAGATTCTGACTTTACGGCTAACGGTAATCCTCAACAGGTAGTGTTTATTGATGGATTCTTCTGCCTAACGACTGACTCAAAGAAGTTTATTATCTCTGCATTAAACAATGGACTAGCCTATAACGCGCTAGACTTTGGCACTGCTGAATCAGACCCGGATGAGATTGTTGCTCCAATTGTATTTAAAAACCAATTATTTATCGGTGGTTCGCAGACGATTGAAGCATTTCAGAACCTTGGTGGTGCTGACTTCCCATTTCAAAGAACAGGCTTGTTTTTAAGCAAGGGAATATCTGCCGCATTTAGTATTCAGTCTATCGAGGATACGTTTATTTACATTGGTGCTGGTGCTAATGAATCACCTGCGATTTGGGCATTGAATGGTAACAGCGTTGCAAAGATATCTACTACTGCAATTGACAATCAACTAAATGATTTAACTCAGACCCAAATATCAGAAATCTACTCATGGGCCTACGCTCAGAAGGGAGCATACTTTGTAGGCTTCGCACTGCCCGGTAGCACGTTTGTTTACGATACTATTAGTAAGAGATGGCATGAACGGAAATCGGTCGTAGAGGGCTCTTTAGGAGGCTACAGGGTCAATGCGCTAGTTAGGGCTTATAATTTAATATGGGCTGGTGATTCTATTGATGGTCGGATAGGTAACTTGGACCCAGATGTCTATACAGAATACGGCACTGAGATACTGAGGACTGTAGTCACACAGCCATTCCAGAACAATATGGAATCGTTTGTGGTCCCGGACATAGAGATGACTGTTGAAAGTGGTGTAGGTGACGCAAACACGCCAGATCCTCAAATTGGTATGGCTCGAAGCATTAACGGAAAAACATGGTCCGATACTCGATTTAGAAGTATTGGTAAGATAGGCGAGTACAGACACAGACCTATCTGGAGAAGGAACGGAAGGGCTAGTCGGTTTGAGTTGTTTAGGTTTACGGTCAGTGACCCAGTAAAGCCAGTATTAATACAATTAACTGGTAATATACAGGCTACAGCATGAGTTATAAGCTAAATCAAGGACAGCCTATAGTCGATGCCGATGGTACAATGGCACAACCGTTCAGACAGTTTACGCAAGAAGCTGCTTTAAGCATTCCAATAGTTGGAACAGGTAGCCCGGAAGGAGTAGTAGAAGCCAGACAATTTAGTTTATACCTAGACTCCAATGGTGGAGCCGGGTCCATACAATACAGAAAAATGCAGCCTGAGATCGGTGGAGATCGCTCACAGGGTTGGATAGCGGTTTAGGAGAAAGGTATGTCTTTCGAGTTAATGATGGCTGGAGCGCAAATAGGTTCTGATTTATATGGCATAAAAACCCAAAAGAAAATTACTGAGAAGCAAGAAAAGCAGCGCAAAGTGACAGAGAATCTTATCCGTGACTTCGGGCTTGCTGGCATTGAGGCTATCACTCCAAGCTATCAACAAGCACAGGAGATAAGACAGAAAGCACTAGATCAGACGCTAGAACTGCAAGGTGAAACATTCGCTCCTCAAATGGAAGCTATGAGGCGTGGTGATTACATGGCTCAACAGGCGGCTCTAGCAGGGCTTATGGGGCAAAGAAACGCATTGTTAGGCGATTCTATTAACTATGGTGCTTTACAGCCTCAGAGCGTCCCTGTGAACTACTCAGAGCTATCTGGGCTTACTGATCCACAAAGCCTACAATTTCAGCAGATGCAGGTGCCTCAATTTACTAAAGGTGCAGAGCTAGGACTTACGCCTATTAACCCAGACGCCTACCTCGCAGCTAACCCGGATGTTTTAGCTGATTACGAAGCCAACAAGGACGCTTTAGCTATCGGAGGAGACCCTACTTTAGCAACTAAACAAGGATTTGCTCTTAGGCATTTCGATCAGTACGGTAGGGCTGAGAATCGCCCAATGAACATACAGCAAGCTGCTGCCAGACAGGCTACTACAACAGGACAAGCTACTGCTGCTGCTGGTTTTAGTCCAACACAAGTTCAAAACATTTTTAACGCAATGGGTGGGGAGCAAGGATAATGGCCTTACAAGACTTACAAAGCATCCCATTCAAAACAGATCCTTCAAAGTACACTCCAGAAGAGGTCCAGGCTGTTACGGATTTACTAAACTCTGGAACGGTAAATGTCGGAGAAGTTGCTCAATATTTTAATGTTCCTAAGTCTATTGTTATTAGTAATCTTGCAGGTATAGAGCCTAAGAGCGAATACTCAGAACAAGAAGTTAGGAAGGTTGAGAAGCTAATTAATTTAGGTGTAGCAAGCACTGGAGACATTGCTGCTCACTTTGATGTCGCTCCTGCTGTAGTAGAACAAAATCTAGCGGCAGACTTTAGTTACAATCAGGCTCAAATAGCTGAGGCTCAAGCAGGTATGCCAGTGAGCAAGGTTCCTGATATTCCTTTAGAGTCTATTCCTGCTGACGGTAGCTATACAACTCAAGAAGTTGACTCTGTCGCTAATGCAATAAGTTCTGGGGCTATGACTGAAGCTGATGTTGCCGAACAGTTTGGTGTAACAGAGCAGCAAGTTAAAGATGAGATGGGCCGTAGGGCTGAGGTAGCTGCTGGTCAAGTGCCTACCATAGCCGATCCTTATGCTGGTCAAGCCCTACCTGATATGACTACTGCGCTAGGTGGTACAGTGGAACAAGCACCAGCTCAACCTGTCACACAACCTGCCGCTCAACCTGCCGCTCAACCTGCTGCACTTCCTGCTGCTCAACCTGCCGCTACTGCCGCTGCTCAACCTGTTGCTGCTCAAACTATGGGTGGATTTCAGGCTCAGCTACCTGCATTTGCAACAACTAACTACAACACCGGAGCGGAGATACCTACTGGGTTGCGTGGTTCAGAGATGGCAAGAAAAGCTGGTGCTCAGGGTGCCATTGGTATGCTTAATCAGCTAAACGTAGCATCGAGGCAAGATGTTAATCCTTATGCTCAGGCTGGTCTTAACGCACTACAGCAACAACAAGCATTGTCTGGAGCTCTAGGCCAAGCAGAATTTGATGAGGCTTACCAAGCAAGCCCACAGATGCAGTTTCTTAGGGAGCAGGGAGAGCAAGCTGCACTACGAACAGCGGCTGCAAGAGGTGGTGCTGGTGGTGGTAATGTAATGAAAGAGCTTGCTAGATTTAACACTGGCCTAGCTTCCGGGGACTTACAGAATCAAATAGCTAATCTCAATGCGTTGACCGGGCGTGGACTTACTGCCGCACAGCAGCAAGGCTCTTACAATATGCAGACAGGGCTACCTGCTGCACAAGCCATATCAAACTTAGGACAAAACCTAGCACTAGGAAGGACTAGGGTCGGTGAGCAGTTAGCCAGTCAATACGGAGCGGCTGCTACTGATCTAGGCAATATCTACGCAGGTCAGGGTCAGGACGTAGCTAATATGATAGGCGGTCAGACAAGTAATATAGTCAACCAAGTCAATCAAGCTGCATTAAATGAGGCTAGGTCACAGCAAGGCTTTGGAGCCGCAATGCAGGGTTCTGCTCAAAACATCGGAGGGGCTTTGGCTGGTTTGGCACCTGTTCCTATAAATGTTCCTAACTATGGTGCAGTAGTATCTAACGCACTTAGTGCTTATGGAACGGCTCAAAACATGGGTCAGCAACAACAACAGCCAATGTTAGGGTCTGGAACTTACACTGGTCCACAGACCGGAGGATTTGGTGGATTTTTTGGTAATCAAAATAATTATTACAATCCTCAAAATTATGGTGTTCCCATGTATACAAATCCTCAAGGTGTTCCTGGGTATACAAATCCTAATATGTCAAATATAACCTAGAGGTCATCATGGCATTAGAAGATATCAGAAACGCTTTAAGCGGTGTTGGTCAAACAGCAATGGATGTTGGTAGAAACGTAGGTCAGACCGCTATGGGGCTGGCTGGGTTAAATCAACAGCCTACTAACCAAAGACCAAGCCTATACGGAGATATAAGTCAGGGTGACAGATTTAGAGCTCTAGGTGCTGCTGTAGGTGGAAGATTGCCACAGTTTGAGCAACAGTTAATGCAAGAAAATCAAATGAGACAAGCTCAGGGTATGCAGTCGTTGCAGATGCGCGAGGCTCTAGCTAAGACTATTGCTCAGGACGCTCAAGCTGGATTGCTAATGGCTCAAAGTGGAGACACTCAAGGATTCATTGATTTAATGCAAGACAGAATTCAGCTAGAAAGACAGATGGGTATAGACTCAACAGAGAGCGAAAATACTTTGCAAGACTTCCAGACAGGCGGTTTTGGTGCTGTCTCTGATGATTTGGAACGCGCTGTAGCTATGGGACAACAAAGTGGTTATTTCGGTGACGTTCCTCAAACATTTAGAGCATTGGAAATGCAAGCAGATGCTGCTGGTTTGCAAAAAGGTTCGGCAGATCGTAGAGAATTTATGCTTTATGGTGGTGCTGACAGTCAAATGGGCGCGTCTAAAACTATTTCATTCGGCAACGGAGTTTTTATTGAAAAGCCAAGAATAGGTCCACAAAAAGTATATGACAGGACAGGCAATTTAATAACAGACCCTAATGAAATAAGAACCGTATTAAATGAAGCAAACGAGTTTGGCATTGTTGAAGCAGGGCAAATAGCCTCAGAAAAGGCCAGAGGATCCGCTACAGAAATAAGGAATCAGGACGTTTTAGATACAGGAATAAGAGCTGCAAGAAATATGCAAAGACTTCAAGACGCATTAAAAATATTAGAAGTAGTTGAAACTGGTGGAATAGCATCTTTAGGAATAAAACTTAGAAGAGCTTTAGGTATTACTCCTGCCGATGAAGGAAGGCTTGCGTACATTTTGCGTAAAAATGTTCTACAACAATTAAAGCCTACTTTTGGGGCTGCTTTTACAGCACGAGAGGGTGATTTGTTAGCTAGTATAGAGGCAAATGAAAATCAATCAACGGTAGTAAATAGAGCTTTATTGAACGATCTTATCAGTTATTCTCAGTCAGATATTGATAGAGCAAAATTAAGAGGTAAACAGATGGGAGAGTCTGGAGAATTTGCTATACAAGATATGGATGGTTATTTGCAACAAAATTTTTATCCTTTAAATGAACTAAATACACTGAATGGCAACCCTGAAGATAACGGAGGAGTACCGTTAGGAGGGCGAGACATAACAGTTGATGCTAATGGCGTTATAATAGATATAAAATAGTAATAGGAATATAGCGAATGGAACTAATGGATACAGTCACTCTTCCAGATGGAACAACTTTACAAGTTCCTGCTGGCTCTAGCCCGGAGTTTATTAAGGCAGAAGTTCAGAAGGCTACATCACCTACATTTGTAGAAGGTGTTGCTGGTCCTATTGTTAGAGGTGTTGGGTCTGCAATGGAAATGATGGGTGGTGACTCTAGGCGTAGTGAAAAAGCTAGAGATATATTTCTTGCAAATTTTTTAGGAGATCAAAGCAAAACTGAAACCTCATTGCAAGCCTCTGGTCAAGTTGCTGGAAAGTATGGTGATGTGATTGGCGAGGGATTATCTTTAGCAGGTCAAGGGTTATCAGCTATAACTCCTGACGTAATTGAAGATAGAATTGTAGATGCTGTCACTATGCTTGGTCAGACAGAATTAATGCAAATGGGCAAGAGAGCTTTGCAGTCAGGGCTTGAGGAGTGGTCAGAGTTTTCTCAAGAGCACCCAAGAGCCGCTAGAAATATTGAAGCTATAACAAATATTGCAGGGGTTGGGGTTCCAACAAGATTAGGAGCTTCTGCTTTAGCAAAAAGCACTAAACCTAGCCCTTTAATTCCAACCTCAGCGCAATCTCAAGCAAGAATAGATATAGAGAGTGGTGGAATGCCAGCTACAAAAAGTAGCACTGCTGAATTTAGGCTAGAAGATTCTCCGGTGAAAGAGGCAACGTCTGCTCCTATTGGGCCAAAAGCATTAGGGCTTGAGTCAAGAGATAGATTTTCTGTTCCAGAATCTGGGAAAATAGCTGTTGTCAATCCAATGCAAAAAGAAGCGATAAGACAGGGTTTTGATGAAGGCTTGGTGGCTATGATAAGAGAAGCAAGTCCAGCAGATCGCAAAAATATGTTGCGCTCTTTGGGTATTATGGAGCAAGCAACTGGTAATAAAAGATTTAGTATGTTGAATAGAACTACTGATGTAGCTGGTGAATCTATTATTAAAAGATATAAATTAATACAAAGAGAAAATTTAAAAGCTGGAAGAAGTTTAGATAGATACGCAAGGACTGTGTTAAAAAATAAATATGTTAATTTTGACCAGCCTGTTAATAATTTTAATAATTCCCTAAAAGACATGGGTATTAATTTTAAAGACGATTTAACTTTAAATTTTTCTGGTTCTACTATTGAAGAGTTAGCAGGAGCCGAAAGATTATTAAATTTGATTGTAAAAAGAATGAGAAGCCCTAGAGATATGACGGCTTTTGAAGTTCATAAGTTTAAACAATTTATTGATCAGCAAGTAACGCATGGAAAAATGGTAGATGGTTTATCTGGCGAAGCAGAAAGAGTTGTAAAAAATTTAAGAAGAGAGCTAGATGAAGTTTTAGATGCAAATTTTTCAGGATACGACAAGGCTAATTCAAAATATGCTGAAACTATTAATGCAATGGATAATTTTAGAGGCTCTGTAGGCAGGACTATTGATTTAGATAGCCCACAAGCAATAACTGGTGTAGGGACAAAATTAAGAGCTCTTGATTCAAATATTCAAAGCCGAGGGAATTTATTGGCATCTTTAGACGAGATGGAAACTATAGCAAAAAAATATGGTGCAGATTTTGATGATGATTTAATTAATCAAGCAGCATTCACTATAGAGCTTGATAAAATATTTGGAACTAAAGCATCAACTAGCTTAGGCGGTGTTATTGAAAGCTCATTACCTAGAGGTAAAACAGACTTAGCAATGAAGTTTGGCGAAGCCGCTGTTGATAAGTTGCGTGGCATAAATGAACAAGCCCAATTCAAGGCAATGAAAGATTTGCTTAACAGCTTTGATTAGAATATAGGACAAAACAATGGCTAGATTTGGTGAAATAAACGCACAATACTTTGACGATGCTGGTGATCCTTTATCCGCTGGTAAGCTGTATTTTTTTGAGTCAGGCACCACTACGGCTAAGGTTACTTTTTCTGACATTAACTTCACGATACCTAACACTAACCCGGTCATACTTACGGCTGCTGGACGGCAACCTAATATCTTCTTTGACGGTAACGCTAAAGCTATCCTAACTAACGCTAGTGATGTGCAGATAGTTGTCCGAGACCCGGTAGGAGAGACAGCAAGTAACTTTGGTGACGCTTGGGTTGCCACCAGGATATATGCCGCTAACGCTGTCGTATTGGGCTCTGATAACGTCTACTATCGATCTCTTGTTAACGCTAACCAGAACAATAATCCTACAACTACGTCAGGATTCTGGACTTTATTGTACTCAGTAGAGTGGAGCGCAGGTATTACCTATAGCATAGGCAGTGTAGTGACCTATGAAACCTTGCAATATCAGTCTTTACAGAACAGCAACACCAATAAAAATCCATCGACTCAGACAGCTTTTTGGGCATCTCTGGCGTTTGCTTGGCTACCTACTCGGACCTACGCTATCCATGAGAATGTCGTGGGTACAGATGGCATTCTCTATACGTCATTACAAAATTCAAACTTAAATAAAGTTCCTGCTTCAAATGCGACTTACTGGGTTGGAACGTCAGCCGCTGCCGCTGCATCGGCTAGTGCTTCGGCCGTTAGCGCGACTGCTGCCGCATCCTCAGCATCCTCTAGCCAGACATCAGCGACAGCTTCCGAAACATCTAAAGACGCTTCTGTTGTGGCAAAAGACGCTAGTGTGGTCGCTAAAGACGCATCGGTTGTAGCAAAAAATCAAGCGGAAACAGCCAAGACAGGAGCAGAAACAGCCCAAACGGCTGCTGAAAGCGCAAAAACAGGGGCCGAAACTGCTGAAACAAACAGTGCAAATTCAGCAACAGCATCTGCTGGAAGTGCTACAGCTAGTTCAAATTCTGCTGCGGCTGCATTAGTTTCTCAAAATGCTGCGGCCGTTAGCGCGACTGCTAGTTCAAATTCTGCCGCAAGTTCAAGCACAGACGCTGCTACTGCCACAACCAAAGCTGGCGAGGCCTCTGTATCCGCTGCTGCCTCATTAGTTTCTCAAAATGCTGCGGCTGCCAGTGCGACTACTAGCACCACTCAGGCTGGAATTTCTACCACAAAGGCTGGAGAAAGTGCTGCATCGGCCGTGTCCTCAGCCTCATCAGCTACATCATCTGCTGGATCTGCGACTTCTGCGGCTAACACACTAGATACCTTTACCGATCAATACCAAGGAGCTCAATCTAGCGATCCAGCTACTGATCCAGACGGCGACGCGCAGGTTGCAGGAAATCTTGTATTTAACACCTCATCTAACCAGATGAGGGTGTATACAGGTTCAGCATGGACTGCTGTTGCTCCCACAGCGACTTCAGTCACTCTGAGCCAAATAAGCGACTTGAACGCAAACTTGGATGCTTTCCTTGCTACACCATCTTCTGCCAATTTGATAACGGCAGTTTCAGATGAAACAGGCACAGGGACATTAGTTTTTAATACAAGTCCTTCACTTACAACGCCTAAAATCACAACAGCTTTACAAGATAGTGCTGGCAACGCAGTTATACCTTTTGATTCTAATCAGTTTTTCAGTGGAACATTTTCTGATAAAGTTACTGCATTGGGTAACACAGGGTCGGCTAAAACCATAGATTGTAATGACAGCAACGTCTTTACTGCAACATTAAACGGAAATGCCACGCTTACATTAGCTACGCCGAATGCAGTAAGCAGCAGGGCAACTTCATTTACATTGGTTCTTACTAACGATGGCACACCTAACCGTACTTTGGCCTTTGCTGGAGGTACATTTAAGTATGCTGGAGGATCAGTACCGAGCCGTACAACTACTGCTTCAGCAACTGATATTTGGTTTTTCTTTTCACCAGACAATGGTACAACGTGGTATGTCACACTCCCTGCTAAAAACTTATCGTAATTTAATACACTAGAAGGAATATTGAAATGGCGTTAACAACAGATCAGCAATCCCAAGTAGAAATGCACATTGCTATGGAAACAGGGAGAACCACAGTCAATTCAGCTAATTTGTCAAAAGCAAATAAATTAGAAACATTGCGTATGGCTAAAGAAATTTTAGTTGAAAATCGTCGTACTCAAGCAGCGGCTGATGCGACTGACATTACTTCTTCAACAGTGACTACGTTGGCTGGAGAACTAGAAACTTTTGTAAATAGCTAATGGAGTCTTATGCTTACTTTCCTTCTTTGATTTATCGAGAAGAACGTGTGGAGTGGGTAAAAGAAACACTAAAACATACTCAACAATATTATGAGCAAATGGAGCCTTCGATAGTTAAACAAACTAGTCCTATGGCGAATGACCCTGACCTTGGGT